AAACGACTGAACCCCATCTGCATTCATAAAAGGAGGGTTTTTACTCTCAACAATAGACATCAAATCTTCAATTCTTAATCTTATTTCTTCGAGCTTATTAAACACCTCTTGCAAAGTCTCCTCAGTTGAAGGATTCACAACGGTATCATCTTGATTTGCAATTTTCACAACCTGCTGATGAACCTCTTCTCCATTAATAAAAGAAACGTGAGTTCTCGTTTTTTTACCCGTTCCATCTTGTGGTAGTTGTATGTAACTTTCCGTAGCCATTGTTGGTTATTATGAAACTTGAATTCGCCACTCAATTTGTAATGATACCGAATTATCAACCCCTATTCCTGCAAAAGTTTGTCTTGCAAGCATAGTTCCACCAGAAGAAGCATTAAAAATTCCACTTTCAGTTATTGCTTGAGAAGAAGTAAAAGTAAAGGTTTTTACTAATTTTGCTGTATCGTTAGTAACGCTGGTTGTCATTTGAGTAACGGTATCGGCAGCACCTCTTTGAACTTCATTTTGTAAAGCGGTATCAGATGCAGTAGGAGCAGTTGTTCCTGTTCCAATCGCAATGTAAGTAAAGGGATTATTAGTATTTGAAATAAGCCTTGATGCTGCACCTGCTTTTCCAGCATTAACAATTAAGTTTTTATACTCTCTTTCATAAGCCCATCGTCCAAATAGGGGAACTATTTGAGGAATTTGGGTTGGCAATAAACCAATTTTCTGCAAAAACAAAACCCATCGCCATTCTTTGAAGATTTTCTTAGGTTTTCCAGTCTTGTTGTCTATTACTCGTATTGTTAGGTTTGTTTTCAGCGGAATTTGCGCAAAAAACTGTCTCATAAAAGGGAGCAATTTAATGCGACCTACATCCAACCACCCCTGAAATAATTAGGATTATCTATTTTAACGGGTTCAATAACTTCTACTTTTAAGTCTGAAATCATTTTACCAAGTTTTAGGTTGTATAACTCAAATCGCCTTTGAGCCAAAGGATGACCTATTTCTTCTAAGTAACTCCAGGCCATTCCGTAAGCCAAAACATCCCAATATTTAGCCATTATCGGATGAAGTTCATCAGAAGCGCTTGTAAAATCTGGTTGTTTTACTATATACCACATCCTTAAACCGTTTGGCTGGCTTTGTGTAGGAGCGGGGAAAAGCCACAAACTGTTTCCAAACAAGTCTACTAATGGCTTAGATTTAGGCTGACTATTAACCAATTGATACCATTCGTAGGGTAAATTTCCTAAATCGGTAAAATCTACCTTTTTCCACTTTTGAGGATCATTAATATCGTCATAATTTACCTCTAAACGCAAAATGGCCAAAACATCATCTGGAAGTTGGTAATCTGTTTGACCAGCAAAAATAGTTGTCTCATAAACATCACCCATAACCTCTATTTCGTTCATTGCAAGTTCTCGTTGGATTTCAAGGTAGATTTCGTTTGCTAAATCCAAAAGTCTGCTATCCGGCAAAGAAGCAGAAGAAGTGTTAGTTAATCTTCTAACTTTGTTAAAAACGGTTTGAAGGGTCATAAATAAAGAGAGCCCCGCCCCCTATTCAGAGAGCGGGGCCCTCAATTAGATTATAGAGATGTTGCAGCGGTTTCAATTCTAATTAGCCTTTCTTCTTGGGTTCTTGCAACAGCCATATTGGTTTTTGCTCCAATCCAACCTTTCTGTCCTAATTGGTTGGCAATGCTAACTGCTTGTTCAGGTAGGTATACATAAGTATTTACCTTACCTGCAAGCCAGTAAGCAATTCTATAAGCACCAGCACCAAGGACAGTGGTTGGATAAACTGTAACTGTTGAAGAGAAAGTTTGAACATTAGGAGATTGAACTATTCTTACTCCTGCAAGGCTTCCAATTTCACCGTTGAAGATGTTTTGGGGTTGAGCATATTTGTGAACTTCAAGCCAGTTTCCTGTTCCTGTTTCTGTCATAAGATCGTAAGCAACAAATGGATGCATAATTGCAACATAACCGCCACCAGTGACCTCAGGAGCAGAATTTGCTCTTAATTTTTGAGCGGCCTTAGTGATTAAAACAGCAGTGATTTTATCGTTAGCTCCAAGCCCGCTTCTTGATGTAGCGGTTCCACCATAAAGAACATTTGTTCCAGCATTTACAACGGTCTGAATAACGGTATCAATCTTTCTTGCCATCGCTTTACCAACTTCATTTAGAGTGTAGTTAGCCAATTCAAAAGCAGAAGTTAAAACAACTAAGTCTGTCATTTCAACGGAAACTCCATATTGAGTTGGAGTAACATCTATTGCGTTTACAGAAACAGCAATTGGAGTAGGACCAGTGCCTTCAGTTAAAGTAGTAACGCTTGCTGTAGAAATAGGGTTGAAGGTGAAGAATCTGGAAGTGTAGTTTCCTTGAGGAACTGTTTGAACTTCACCAAATTGCTCAAAGTAAAGGTTGGGTTGAAGGCTTTCAATTACTTTGGTATCAAAGTATATGCCCAACGCTTTACCAGCTGCTTCAAGGTTAGAAGTTGTAGTAGTAGGCATTTAATAGCGACAATCTCCAGAGAGACTACAATCCTGGAACAACCTATTTACTCTCTGCCATAAACTTGCTTGAAAAGTCCTTTAGCAATTCTTTCTCTTTCTTCAGGAGGCAAACTGGTAATGTCAGCCCCCTGGAGATTAGGTGCGATGTTAGAAGAAGCGACCGTTGAAGACTTAATTGAGGTTAATTGTTGTTTACCTAAATAGCGTGCTAATGTTTCTTCTACTGTCTCTCCTGGTTTTCTTTCTTTAACAATTTCGTCTACCTTATCGGCAAACTGGGGATAGTTTTTTGCTAAGTTTAATTGAAACTCTAACTCGTCAACCTTGTTTAATTTCGCAACAATCTCATCAACGTTTGCTATTCTCAAAAGTTCATCTCGCTTTTGAAGTTCTTCTAAAAGCTCCTTTTCTCGCTTTATTCTTTTCTCGAGTTCCTTTCTGAGATGTCTTACTAAGTTAGTTTCCTGCACTGGCTGTGGTTCTTCCTGGGGTTGTTCCTCTTCTGGTTGAACTTCTTGGGGTTGTTCTTGGATTTGTTCTTCTCCCATTGTTTTTACGCTCTCCATAACGGGTGCATTATGGAGAGGAGTAAATTTCGGCCTTATGGCATAAAGTGTTTAACAACCCTTGGATCAGAGAATAAACCTCTTGCTTGTGCTATTGATTGACAACCGCTTCCATCACACAAAAAGCCTACTCCTTCGACATAAAGATATCTACTCTGTTGAAATGCTGATGCTGACCTTAAATTGTGCTGGCAAAGACAAGTAAAAACTCCTTGACTAAAAATCTCTTTGAAGTGTGGGCAATCTTTTGCTGGAATACCACAAAACTCACAAATTCCGCCAATTATCAAGGGCATTACCGCTTGCTCTTCTTGGGTTGTTTGCTCTTCTTTTTTCTTTGCCATCGCTTTAATTATAATCAATTGCGACCCCTTAAGCAAATCTATTCTTTTTCGACTACATAAAGGTTTTCTATGCTTTCCGCTAATTTATTGGGCAAGCCCCTCATAAAATCTATAACTGCTATCAAATCCCTCAAAAGAATGAAGTTTTCAAGCTGAAGCGGTGTTTCTTTAAGGGCATTTATTACTTGCTCGCGAAAACCATCCAAAACCTTCTCTATAATTTTCCATTCTTCGCGAATTGCAAGGTTTTGCATCAGGGCTACTATTTGGCGGGCTCGCTCTGGATTGTTTTCAAGATTTAAGCCTTGTAATGCTGAAATTAAAAAGTTGTCCATTTTACTTCTTTTTGCGCTTTTTGCGGCCTACGCCGTATTTTCCATATGCAATGGCCGCAGCCTGTTTAAGGGCTTCTTCTTGGGTTTTGGGCCTATAAGTTGCTCTTGAAGTTGTCATTTTACCTGTTTCTTTCCATTCTCTCATCAAAGTTTCTATTTCTTTGCTAATTTTTTCTCTGGTTTTTGGACCAATTTTTCTCTTTTTGGCCATTGTGGTATATTTGGAGGAGAGGAGGCCTTAAGCCCCCTCCCCTCCCAAAAGCCTACTTTTTGTGGCTCTTTTTGGATGCTTTCTTTTTGGCCATAGATTCTTTTTTTAATTAATACCGACCTTTTATTTTACTTCGGATGGCGTTGAAGGCTCAATTGCCTCTCTTAGCGGCATAATTCCTTCTTGTTTTGTGGCCAGCTGGGCTATTTCCCTCAAAACATCAGATGGCAAACCCGCTTCACTTAAATTTACGCTTATTTCTTCCTTTTTTCTTCCCTTTTTCTCCATTTCAATACCTTGTTTTCGAAGATAGTTCATAATGTGTGCTTGAATGTGAAGGTTTCTTACTACACTCTCCTCAACTTTGTAGTGTTCTGCTATATGCACCAAATCTTCATCGTTTTCGTGGATTTCTGGCATTATACCCTCTTCCAGGAGTTTGTTTTCTTCTCTTGCCCTTAACTCGTGAGGAGTTGGAGGAAGGTAAATATCAACTTGTTCTGGAGTTAAGTCCATATCATAAAGGATTGTTCGGATTACTTCTCTAACGTTGCCACCGAGCTGGGCTAAAGGTTCTATAAGTTCTGCCAATTCTCGTCTTCTCATAATTTTTTCTGGTTCGGCTTCAAGAGAAGAAACAACCTCAACTGCCGGGTCTATTTCTGGTATAAATTGTCTCTTTTTCACAGAAGTGAATTTTTTAGCGCCTGCAAAACCTATAAGTTCCACAAGTTTTTCGTCATCGTCCTTGAGAAATCTTTTGTAGCGCCTTAACCACCTATACCAGAAGTCTTTTTCACCAGCAATAATGTTTCGCATAATGCTTGAAATTTGTAAATCTTGTTTGGCTTTAGCAATAGCAATCTCGGTTGCTGTCTTCTTCACCTGCGTTAGAGAACCCTTAAGAATCCTTGAACTTCCGATTGCTCCAACCGCTTCATTTTGAATGATGTTCATAAAGGCTAAAGTGTCATTAGAGATGGCCTGAGTTTTAGGAAATGGAACAATTTGCCCTCCTGGAGGAACCTTTGTAAAGATCACCTTATTGATTTCTTTGGTAACCAAATCTTTTGGATTTACCAAGGCTTCGTAGTTTATGAAGTATGAAGGCGTAGCATCTGTAATGGCTGCTTTAAGGAGATAGTTTTTCAAAACCACATCTGCTCTATGATTGTCTTCAATGATTTCGGGAAGTCCCAATCCCCAAAAGCCAAAAGGATGCTTGATAAAGTGATAAGCAACAAAAGGAATTTTGCTTTCCCTATCTCCTTTGTCCTGAAAATCAAGTTTTTTGTAGCCTAAAACCCGAGTTATGCCGTTATCTGTCCATACAACCCAAAGTTTTCCGTTAGCATAGAAATACCATTCCAAAATTTCAAAAAAGGTTCCAACTGTTATAGGTTCAGTATAGTAGTTATCGCCCATTAGAATTCTTTTGGCCTCCTGTTCAAATCTTATTTGCTCTTCGCTGCCCGAAAATGTAGGACTCATTCTAGCCCATTCTTTAACTTGCTCGGGGTCTAAGTTGCTATCGTTCAGCAAATCGTAAAAAGTTCGGTAAATAAAGCGTCCTGCAAATCTTGCGCTTTCAATATTTACGGCCTTGGGGTCTATCAAAAACAGAAAAGGAGATTGAACCTCGGGTTCTAAAACCTTCCTTGCTTTGTTGAAGTTGCCAACGTATAGAAGCCCTGTTCCAAAAAAAATTATGTTCCAGTTAAGCTCTCGGTTTATCAGGGGCATATTCATCTCCTCAAAATCGAATTCTGCTACAGCATTTGTATAAACTACAATTTCTTTGTCTTGCGGCCTTCTTTCTTTGAAAAGCACGCGTCTTTTGTCGTTATCAATAGAAGAGTAGGTCTCGTGGAATTGGGTAAAAAGAAGTTTTGAACCTAGCTGAATGTCTGCAATCTGCCTTCTTTCGGCGTTTAGATAGAGCTTTATAAAGCGAAGCCAATCGTTCTTTTTGTTGAGCCAAGTTTGCTGAGCGTATCCGAATTGAGTAGAAACAACTTGCAAAATTTCCTGTTCTGTCCATTCGTTCAAGTCTAGGGTTTCTAACTCCAAAAGCCTATTGTATGGTATTGTTGAAGGTTTGCCCGTTTCCATTTGGGTTAGCAGTTAATAATCCGTCCGTTGAGTAGCCCATAATTTCGATGTTTTGGAGTTTTTCCATCATCAACTTAAAGGCTTCTTCTGGAGTAAGTTTGGGAGGCCTTATTTTCTTCGCTGTTCCAGGCACAAACCTTGGACAAGCAAGCGCTATTACTACGAAATAGTCTTTGAGTTCGTAAATCCAAACCTCATCGTAAAGATAGTAATTTCGCTCTTTTGCTGTTTTCCAGATTCGTTCTATTAGCAAATCTCTCAGGGCTTCCTTAAATTCGTTTTTGATGAATTTAACTGGTCCAAAGTATTCTACGAATTCGGGATGAACTTTTTCGATTTCGTCTTTTGAGACCTTGGCAATCAGCAAATTTACAAAATCCTTTGACGGCATCTATTAAATTTTAACTCAAAATTCGGTGAAGGTTAATTCGGAGGTCAAAGTTTTGAGTTCTTCAAGCGCTGACAAATCGCTTACAAAAGTCAAAGCCAAAGCATCAGCAACATCCGGAGATGGTATTCCTGCTTTCAAGAGTTCCTCTTTAGGTTGTATCATTATGGTTCTGTCTGACAGGTGTTTGTATTTGACGGTTAAAAGTTCATTCCATCGCTCGTCTTTTATGAGCCTTCCCCCCTGTAAAAGCCATTCCCGTAGTTTCCAGTAAAGTTCAGCCTTTAGGTTTTTAAAGTCTGGTTTTGTTGGTTTGTTGCCAAATTTAGCGCTCCTTAAAAGCCTTCCCCAACCAAGTTCGTAAAGCCTATCATAAACCCCCTGTCCTACGCCTACGGTGTCAATTACTATTTCGTCTGGAAAATATTGGTTAAAATTTTGGCCAATAACGCTAACCAAAGCCATCGTATCCTGAAGCCTTTCAGCAAACAAAACTTTTGCCACAAACTTGTTCCTAACTACCACAACGCTTTTATCCCCTCCTGCTCCTACATCTACGCCGAAAACGCAAGGCTTAAAACTCCATAAAGCAGGATTATCGTCAATTTGAAAACCTTGAAGTTCTTGGGCAGATATTAATGGCTGATAACCCTTTTCGTCTATAAATTTTTCAAACGCATACCAATCGCCTTCTAAAAACGCTCGTCTTTCGGGCTCGGACAAGGTTTTCAGGTTTTCAAAATATTCTGGCGGTAAATATGGATTGTCTTCTGGCTTTGCTTCAACATAGAAAAACTGGTTTTTTATGGGTTCCAGTGAAGCAGGAAAGTTTTTTTCAATCCAAAATTGCCTTACCCAGGTTAGATACTCGCCATAAGGGTTGGTTGCAGCAATAAATTTTGGCCTTTTAATTCCTGGCCATCTCATTCTCTGCCTCAAAAAGTCAAAAGTAGCCTGCGGTATGCGAGTTAATTCATCCACTGCTACCAAAGCAAACTCAGAAGACTGATACTTTGAAGGGTCATCAAGGTTTCGAAACGCTATTATGCCACCTCCGTAAGCCTTGTCAAGGTGAAACTCGTGCTTTTGCTCCTGGTATTTCCCAAGCCATTCTGGAAACTCCTGCTTAATGTATTTAATCTGCCTATCGTAGAGCGTGGGGTAAGATTCGCAAAAAATTCCTACTTGAACGCCTAAATGCCCTTCAGAAGCCCATTTTAGGAGCCAATATAAAGCAGCCCAGCGAAGAAAACGGCTTTTTCCGGAGCCTGCTGTCCCCCCATAGAGAACAAAATCAAAAAGTTTTGTGCATTCTAGGGCGAATTTTTGCTTAGGAAAGAAGTTGGCGAGTTGGAAGAAATTGACTTTTTTCATTCGCCTTCTTCGTCATCGAGCTCAATAAGCGGTTTTTTGAGGGTAAGTTCTCCAGTAACTTCTTCCTTATAATGATAGCCGTGCTTTGCAAGTAGAAGAGCAGCAATTTTGGGATTGAATTTGTGACTAATGGCTCCTGTTATCAAGATTTTTTCTTGAATCTGGTTCACCCTC